CATGAACAAAATATTCTATATCTTCTTTTGGTTTAAAAGTTAAATCAAATCTTCTATTAGTGTCTAAAGGATTTCTAGAAGACAATGCTCTTTCAACCTTTTCTCTTGATTTAAAAAATGCATCTGAGGAAGTTGTTGGCATACAAGCAAAACGCATTAGTGCATCTGAAGAGTCTGTAAAAAATGCTATCTTAAAATCTTCTATTTTTCTTGTTGGATTCATTTCCCAAGTTGGTCTTCGTAATGCAAAAACTCCAGGGAACTTATAAGATAAAATATTATCTTCTTCCCACTCAATAGTAAATTTATTAGATGGATCATCTTCAGACAATGTTGGATTAATTATAAACTCATGCTCTCTTACTATTGTTTCTTTTTCAGCAACAACATCATCATACCTTTGAGATATAAAGTCTCCTTTAAATCTAGGAAAGGAAAGTAAAATAACTTTTCCATAGTCTGGAAATCTAGAGTCTACTGATCCACGAAATGCTTTGTATAAGTTATCAGCAGTTTTTCCTTGATCATTTCCTCCAGCGTTCTCCATTGCAAATCCAGAAATTTCATCAAGAACTGCAAGCATTAAGTTTAAACCTTCTGCTGATTCTCTTTCAGAGTGACCTGAATAAACAGTTATTGATTTATTAAACTCTATGCTATCTATCTTAGGCTCTTTATATTTACCAGCAAACCAAGGTGATCCTTCTATCTTAGATTTAAAGCCTTTAAAAAAAACATTCTTTGCTTGTTGTGCGTTAACTGCTACGTTAATAAGATCTATTGCATCATTGGAAGGCTTTCCAAAATATCTTGATGGGTCTTTAAGGCAAAGTAGTTTATAAACAATATAAGCACAGCCAATAGTAGAAGTATGGTCTTTCCCACTACCCTTGCCACACATAAGAATAACTTCAGACTTAGTATACTTTCTATAGTGTTCGTCACCCTTTTGTTTTCCAAGCCATCTCTCAACATCTTCTTGTTTATATATTTGACTCATACATTCTACAAGAGTATATTGATATTCAGATAATTCTGGCATGTTTAAATAATCTTTACTTCTTACAAATGTTTTAACATCTACTGGCATTTCCTCAAAAGGACTTTCATCCAGTGCTTCTATAAATTCACTAAAATCAATCGTTGTCAATTACTATCACCTCTGTTTGTACTTCAGATAGTCTACGCATTATTTCTTCACGAATTTCTGGGTGCTTTGTTGCTATCTCTTTTAATATTCCAATAAGAACACTTTGCTTTCTTTCCATTTCAATAATTTGTTCTGCTATTTCTTTATTGTCTAATAACCCCGCTTTTTGCAGCATTTCAAGTCTTTTGCTTTCAATATCTGCTATCAGTTTGATAGCGGTTGTCTTTGCTGTAAGATTTGCAGTAGAATCTGCAGCATCAATAACTTCATAAGTTTTTTTAATTAAAGATGAGTAGTGTTGATCAGCACCTGCCAATGCTTCCTTTGCTCTCATATGAATGGCTTGATTATTAGAAATCATAGAACGCCAGTCATTAAGAAGTGCCATGACCTTTTGACGAGGAATGTCTAACTCTTTAGCAATTTGAGAAGCATCATATCCTTTAAGATACTCTGCAGCAACCTGGTTAACCAAGTCTAAGTGTTTAACTAAATCATTCTCGCTCATCTAATGTCCTTAATAATACAAGGTAGCCAATAAGATCTAAAATAGTATCTTCAGATGCATACTCTTTACCTTTGTGTATTCTATTAAGTTTATCATCAATACGGATATAAATTTGTTCTTTTGGGGTAGATTTACTGAATATGTTAATAGGATGACTATATGAACTACCATAAGAGTTATTCTTTTTAATAAGTAATTCTGCTATATCAAGACATTCATCTAATATCTTTCTACCAGCAGGTGCTTGGGTTGAGATATCACGAATAAACTTCATACGATCTTCAAGTTGTTTTTCAAAATCTGGATACTTATAATCTGCCATATTTACCTTTTTGACTTTCTAAGACCAAACTTGGCAAGATATACGTATATAGTTTCAACAGATGCTCCGCATTCTTTAGCAATTTGCTCAGGACTTTTCTTGTCAACTTGATACCTTTTCTTAAGCCAGGCTTCACTTGTATATAACTTCATTTTATCATTTCCTATTTCCCTTGTCAAGATTATGAGGCTGATCTACTAACTTATGCCAATTTTCTGATGCATACCATCCTATAGCAACAGCATCAGCAACATCATCATCATTTACTGTAAGATCAAATTCCATGTTTATCTTTTTTATAGTTCTTAATTTTCTAAATTCTCTCTCTTTTGATTTATAAAACGAATAAGACTTTTCTTCTCCATGAAGATCTTTAATTGCTTGTTTTTCTTCTTTTTTAAGTCTACCGTTTCCAATCCATGACTGCCAAGAAACTGGAGAGCATGAAACTATTGGTGACTTATTGTACATTTGACTTGCACCAAGTATTGCTCCTTGAACTAAAGATAAAGTTATGGCTGTATTTTGAGAGTTTGTAAATATAGCAGACTCAACTACTATTGCATCAATATTATAATCTTTTAAAAATTCACTAATCTTTTTAGTTGCATCACCAGTTCTTTCATAAACATGGTTTCCATAAAAATTTACCTTGCCATACTTTACTAACTTTCTATCTGTAAATAAAGAAAATGCCATAGAATTTGTTGACGCATCAATTGCTAAAATAGTTTTTGGATTTCCTATATACCTTAATTTACTTTTGCTCATAATTAAATAAATTCCTCAAATCTTTAATAAATCTTTCTGTTTTTTTGATATCCACTAAACAAACATCACAAAACTTTGAATCACTATATACACTAATCATAGTGGTACATCCCCCAGCACATTTTTTTGTTTTACCCATTTTTTCTTTTGATTTATTAAGTTTATATCTTTGAGCAATCTTTTTCTTTGTAGCAATCGCTCTACATGTTGGATCACAATAGATTTGATTTTTATTTTTTGTATCAAAAGAATCATCGCACCATTCGCAATATTTTATCATTCAAGTTCTTTCCTTCTTTCGATTTTAATTACACCCTTATCTTTTGAATCACATACTTTTTCTAAAGGACAAGATTTACATATCTTAGAATCTTTTCTATATCCTCTTTCTGGCAACTGCTTTTCATCAAATGCTTTTTTAACTCTACGCATCCAATCAAATAGGTAGTTAATAAACTCTACATGTTTTTCATTTACTACTATAGGTATAGATAATATTTCAAAAGTATTTTTATTTTCATAAACAATAGCCCCATACTTTAAATTCAATATCTTCATATAAATTAATACTTGTTCTATATGATATCTACTAGCACTATTTTTAGCCTTGTGATAATTAAAACCTTCATCTTTGGCTGTTTTTAATTCAAACGCTACAAGATTATCATCAATTTTAAGTAAGGCGTCCATTTTTCCATTAATTGGTGGATCATCACATGTTACATATTGCTCATACCATTCTACAATTTCAGAGTCTTTTAATACATTTTCAATTATTCTTGTATGTGCATCTGTTCCAGCATTCATATTTGCAAAAGATGTTCCATCAGTTTTATTTTCAAACTCATTTCCTTCAAAGGCAAGATACCAATATCTAGGACACATTCCATTTCCGTATACCAATGAGGATGGTGCAAAAGTTTTTTTAGTCATAAACTTATTCGTTCCATAAACCCTAACGTGACCTTCTACAATTTCTTTTTCTATAATAGAAAAGTCAATAGTGTTAGGTTCTTTTTTAACCATTTTTTTTATTAATGCTTTTGTCATTAAAAATTCCTTACGCTATATTTAAGGGCATCGACCAGTTTGTCGGTTGCTTCTCTTATTGCATAGTACATATTCTTTTTTGCCCTATCGTCTTTTTTAACATGAGAATACCAAGCAGCCATCATTGCAAACTTAGCAGAGTATGCTTGTAGTTGTGTAATTAAAAGCGTAGCCTTTGCTGCTGGCACATCTGGATTAATTATTAATTTTGCAACTATACCAAGAGTCTTTTCAAACTCTTCATCTTTCATAAAATCTGACATCTCATTAAACTCTGTAAGTCTATTTAATAAATCTACTGTAGTTTCCATTAGTTCTTCTCTCTTAACTGTTCAAATACTTCCCATTCAATTATAGCAAGTCTTACTTTTTTATTTCCCTCTCCAAGAACAACCATTAATGCTGGGTCTTTTTTTCTATCTACCTTCATTGTATCTGACACAATCTTAGCCCATGAGTCTTGGCTAACGGAATAGGATTTAGAATACTCTTTGACATCTACTACGAAGTCATCCAATGATCCGTCAGCCTTGACTGGTCCCCTACCTGAATTAACGTGTGGCTTAGCACCAATACGTTTTAGTTCAGAACGCTCACTCATTAATACCCTCTTTGTGGAAAAGTTACTTTAGACATATGTTTTTTAGTACACATCCAAGTAAGATCTCCTTTTTCTATATACATTCTTGCCTGTGCTACTATTTCTTTACATGTATGACAAACAAATTTGCCAGGATATAAAGTATAGTTACTTGTTGATTGTTGATTCAAGTTCTTTTAGTTTCTCTGGATTTTCTTTTAGGTATTCAATTACTTTTGCTCTACCCTGTAGTCTTTCACCAAGAACTGTATACCAAGCCCCACCCTTTTCAATGGTACCCAATAGTTCTGCAGTATCTACAAGATCTGCTACCTTATCTACTCCAATGGTATCTCCATCAAAATAAAAATCATATTCTCCAGAAAGAAATCCTGGACCAGTTTTGTTGAAATCAATATGCCAGTTTACTTTTCTTCCAACTTTTCCTTCTATAAGTTTATCTCCTACAGTAATTTTTGATTTAAGAGCATTGTTATCTGAATCACTTGACCACAACTTAACTACTGTGCTTGAGAAAAACTTAACTGCTAATCCTCCAGTTGGCATATGGGAAGCATACATCGCACCAATGTTATTTCTTAATTGTGATATTAATACTAATAGTGTTTGACCATCTTGATTATTTGCATAGTTAAGCATCTTTACAGCATTAGTCATATCTTTTGCTTCTGCACCAATTTGTTTGGTATTTTCAAGAGCCTTTAATTCATTAGAGTCTTTTTCAAAATAAATAGCAGGTAATAATGCAGATATAGAATCAACTACTAATATATCTACCTTTGCTTTCATTAGTTGAGTAGCAACATCAACCATATCATTAATAGTCTTAGCAGCAGAGTATACTAACTTATCTGTATCTACCCCAAGTTTTTTAGCCCACTCAGGATCAAAAGATTGCTCTGCATCTATCCAAGCACAAAGTTTTCCTTCTTTTTGTGCCTCACCAATCATTTGTAAACAAAATGATGACTTACCAGCAGATTTATTTCCCCAAACTAAGACTTGTCTACCATAAGCAAATCCACCCTTGAGTGCATTATTAAGACTAATGCTTGGTGTTTTTTGTTTTATGACTTCAACGTCTGTAGCATTACTTAATCTTTTTCTTAAACTAGGATCTAGTTGTGATAAAAACTCTTCTATCTGTATTGACATTATTTACTTACCTCATTCAGTATTAAGGAACCATCTTCAGACTTTCCAAAAGTCATTTTAACAGCAGTTCCTGGCTCGCATTTCATATAACCCTCAGAAAATTGTCGAGGGAAAACTATAATAGGTTTCATTTCACGATCAGAGTTTGCAACTATCATATGAGCCATCTTCTTTCCAGCCTTAGTTACCCTAGGCTTAAATGATAGCACATAATACTCTTCTCCGCTATAAGGTAAAGATTTATAGTTTAAAAATTTAACCAAACTATTTGTTGTAAAGTTTTTTATTTCATCTATAATAATTGCTTCACTAATTCTATTTGCTCCAACTAAAAATAAATAAGTCTTGCCTTGCTCTATTTTAGTATCTTCTTCATCAAATACTCCAAGCATTCCTGTAGCATCCATTATTTCTATTCTTGACCATCCCTTGCCACGTTTAATATTTTTGACAACACCCATAATAATGTGAACATCTGTTTCATCAAAATCTTCAATATCATCTATATAAGCGTAATAGTGCGGTGGAACACTTGTCGTAAACTCTGGAAGGTTTAAGTATTCATAAAGATTTTCTTTTACAACACTTTCTTGTCTTAAGTTATCTGGAAATGCTAAAGCACCAATAGCGTTTAAAGCCTGAACTGCTCTAATGTTAATTGAACTTCCTTTTTTAGAAGCAAGACTTGTAAACTCTTCATAAGAAGTATATGGTCTGCGTGCTATGATTTTTGACGCAACTAGATCTGATATCCATTTAATTGAAGATAATCCAACACGAATTCCCTTACCCTCAATTGTAAAATCAGAATCTGATTCATTAACGTGTGGAAGTTTTACCGATATACCCATTTTTTTTGCTTCAATTAAATATTCTGTTCTTGCATCTTTGTCTTGTTCATTTTTTAACAAACAATACATAAACTCAATTGGATAATAATATTTTAACCATGCAGTCCAATATGAAAGCATTGAATAAGCAACGGCATGTGACTTGTTAAAAGAGTAGCCTGCGTGAGCCTCAAAATCATGCCATAAAGCCTCTGCTTTAAATGGAGTAACATGTTTTGATGCACCAACTACGAATCTATCCTTAAACTCATCAAATTCTTTAGCATCTTTCTTTTTACCAATAATCTTTCTAACCTTATCTGCTTCTGCCATACTCATTCCACCAAGATAAACGCAAGCCTGCATAACCTGCTCTTGATATAAAACACAACCATATGTATCTTTTGTAAACTCTTGCATAATAGGATGAATATATTCTGTAATTGTTTTTCCATGCTTTCTTGCAAGATATGTTTTACCAATAGTATTCATAGCACCTGGTCTTACAAGGGCATTAGAAGCCGCTAATTCATCTAAATTAGACACTCCCATCTTTACAAGAAGATTAGTATAGGGTGTTGCTTCACATTGGAATACTCCCTTAGTTCTTCCATCTGAAAGCATTTCATAAACCTTTTTATCATTAAGATCAATACTATTTAATTTAACATCTACCTTGTGTCTTTGTTTAATAGTTTTAATTGTTTCATCAATAACAGTTAATGTTTTTAGTCCTAGAACATCTAGTTTAATCAATCCAATATCTGCTGCTTCGTTCATATCTACAGCAACAACTGGTATACGATCCTTACTTCCTGGTGCCACTCTAGTTTCCATAGGTGCGTATTTAAAGATAGAGTCTTTTGCAGTTACAACACCAGCAGCATGAATACCAGTCCCACGAATACGTCCACGAAGTTGCTCTCCATACTTAACTACTTCTGGATACTTCATTCTAAACCATTGTGCATTTTTACTTGAGGTAAATTCATCCCAATCATCTACATTTTTTAAAACTTTATTTACATCAGATAAAGGTATGTTAAATGCTCTAGAAACATCTCTAACAATTCCTTTTCCTCTAAACTCTAAGAATGTAGCAATAGATGCAACGTTTTTATACTCTTCTTCTAAATATCCCTTTAACTCATCACGTCTTGAGTCAGCAATATCGGAATCAATATCTGGAAAATCATTACGTTCTGGATTAACAAATCTAAAAAACAATAAACCATATTTAAGTGGATCAACATCTGTGATTCCAAGTGCGTAGCAAACTAAAGATCCTGCTGCTGAACCACGGCCAGGTCCTACTAGAATTCCTTGACTCTTTGCCCAATTAAGCATATTGCTTACAATCAAAAAATATGGGGAAAAGTTTTTATCTTTAATAATATCTAACTCTTCTTGCATTCTTTCTCTATATTCTGGCTTATCATATAAACCTTTTTCAGTTAAACCTTTTAATACCAAATCTACTAAGCCCATATGAGGGTCATCTATTTTTGTTGGTAATAAGTCTAATCCAGATTTAATGTCATACTCTTCTATCTTATCTGCTATCTCTAGTGAATTAGTATAGATATCTTCTCTCTTTATACCCTGCATATTCATCTGTTGTTTCATCTCTTCATATGAAAGAAGATGAATATCAAATGATCTAAATGACATAGGTCTATCTGCACCATACAGGTAGTCAAGACGTTTCATAATATCATCTATCTTTTGAGATTTTTCAAACCTTGCTTCTTTATCAAGTTTTGCATGTGTATTTAAAAGAAGCATAATTTCTTGAACAACCTTTTGATCAACTGTAGAATGATGACAGTCTGGCGTAACAACAGATTTAATGTCCATGCTGTCTGCAATCTCAAGCAATTCATTATTTAATTCTTTAGAGTTATGTGGCATAACCTCAACATAAAAATCATCACCAAATGTATTTTTAAACCAAGTTAATAATCTTTTTGCTTCTGCATATTCTTTATGCTCTAACGCTTTAGCAATTAATCCAGACATACAGGCTGATAAAACAATCAAACCATCTTTATATTTTTCTAATACTTCAAAATCAATTCTAGGTTTTTTATAAAACCCTTCTGTCCAACCTATTTCATTTAATCTATTTAAGTTTTCTAATCCTTGTTGATTCTTAGCAAGAATAACAATGTGGTTATAAACCAAGTCTAAGGGATTATCTCCTCTTTCTGCTTTATCTCTTCTATCAAATCTATCATGAGTAATATATCCTTCTATACCAAGAATTGGTTTTATACCCTCGGCTTTTGCTGCACGATACATTGGACGATGTCCAGATAGTGCACCATGATCTGTAATGGCTATGGCTGTCATGCCGTTTTGTTTTGCACGTTTGCAGTACTCTTCTGGAGTTGCAACACCATCCATTAATGAATAATGTGTGTGAACGTGTAATGGAACGTAATTCAAGCCATAGCCTTTCAGGTTATCTTTCTCTTACCACTCTGCTGCTGCAGATGTTGCTGGATTATCAAAGCCCAAATAAAATGCTTCTTGTTCTGCATAAGGAACTTTTCTTAATGCATTTTCAATATTTGGAAATTCATATTTTGACCAGTCAAATGGTTCTGCATCTTGCTTAAGTGGAATAAGAGTATATGTAGTTTCTGTACCCTTACCACTACGCTTTAGTTTCCAAGTCATATTTGATAGACTTTGTGACTCTGAAGCATATTCTCTGATAGTATTAAATGTTGCTGACTTAGCAACTCCCATACTCCAAATTGCAACATATGGTTCGTTAATTGCATCATCTACTAGAACGCTTGTGTAAAACCTTAAACGTCCACCCCATCCAGCCTTTGGATCTTTTCTGTGCATTTCTTCTGCCCAGTCTCTACCCTCTGTGTCAACAGTGTCTATAGCCTTACGCTTATAGTCTTTTGGATTTGTGTGTTCTTTTACAACAAGACTTAATCCACGCTTTTCTTCATAATGTGGTGAGTCTGCATCTAATTCTGCAACGAACCTAATTTGTACACTTTGTCCATCATCAAGTTTTAACCACTTAATTTTTGGACCATTGTTATCATATTTTGGTTTATCAACAATTGCTTCTATATTTTTTAACCCTCTTATAATTGCCATATTTCTCCTTAGTGTTTGTCCTATAAATGGACTTACCTTATTGTAGCATTGACATGACTATATTGTCAAACCCTAAAACAAAATCTTTTAATTCTTTATCAGACAAATCGGACACATCTTTAACACCACTTGGAAGTTTTGCTACTACACATCTACTAGATCCAAGATCGGTTATTAGTTTATTAGACATATTAGTTCCAGCATCGTCATTATCACCTAATGCAATAACTTGATTAAAATATTGTTTTAATAGTTTTCTTTGTTCTTTAGATATTGTTGCACCTAAAGTAGCAACTGCATGAGCACCGACCTGTTCTAGTCTAATGGCATCAAATGATGACTCAACAACAAATATTTTATCTACTCTTTTATTTCTAAATAGGTTAAACAAAGTTTTACTTTTAGGAAGATCTACTGAGTTTTTAAATCTTTTTCCTTCTATTGACCTTCCAACAAAACCTAGACATATTCCGTCTGGTGAATGCACTGGGATAATTACCATGTCTTGATTTGTTGAATATCCTAACTTATATCTATCAATACTATCTTTATTTATGCCTCTGTCATTAAAATATTTCATAGCCCTAACATTTGTAAAAACATTTTCATGTAATCTTTCTATTACTTCTAAATCATATTGTATAAAAGTGTTTGTTTTTTCAAGGGTACTTGATATTTGATCTATAAGATTTCTACTATCTGCCTTTGAATCTATCAATCTCATTACTTCAAAATAAGATTTTTTACTAATCTGCATAATAACTTCTATTAAATTTTTAGATTCCTGACAAGAAAAACACCAAAATATTCCAGTCTCTTTTGAAACCTCCCCTGCTGGAGATCTATAGTTATTATGAAAAGGACAAAAAATCATCAAATCATTATCTAGTTCGTATTGAATATCTATGCCAGCGGCTATAAGACTTCGCTTGACTTGTTCTTCTGAGTAGTAGGTAACATTACTGGACTGTTTTTGTCTATTCCTGCTATACACTTTGCTCTATCCTTACCAACATGTACCCCATAAACTGATAGTCTAAAATTGAATGCTTTACCATTATACGACAATGTAAAGTCTGTGTCAATATCATATCTAGGAACGTATCCGTTATTTCTCATAGCAGACTCAAGCATAAATATGTATTGCTGTTTTAACCTAACAATTTGAGAATCATCATGGATCTCGCCTTCAAGGTCAAATTTTTTTATTGACTTATGACTATACATGTAATAATTATATAGTTATATTATGATTTGTCTTCAAAATCCTTATATAAGAATCTTCCAGAGTCAAAGTCAACATCTATCATAAAGTCTCCACAAAATCCATGTCTATTCTTTCTAAAAGCACATTCAAGAATAGATGTGCCCTGAGCACGTCCAAGTGCTAAAACCCAATCAGCATCATAAGCCAACTGCTTTGACCAAGCAACCTGACCAAGTGATGGGACACTGTTCATGTCTGTAGCATCATCTGGTGTTGCAGATGCAATAGCAACAATAGGAACCTGTGCAGATATTGCCAATACTTTTAATTCTCTTGAAATACTTTTAATTTTTACAACTTCATTATCTGTTGGAACATTTGATTGCATTAATTGAATATAGTCTACAAATACAATGTCTGGTGAATATTGATCTATCTTTCCTCTTAATACAGAAGTAGATAATTCCCCTACCCCGTCATTTGAGACAATATGAAATGGTGGCATACCACTTAAATGTTGTTTTCCCCAAAGATTAAAAGACTCTTCATCTACTTGTCCAGATGTAAGTTTTCTATGTGAAAACATTCCTTGACCCATAATTGTATACACACGATTTCTAACTTCTTTTTCTGTCATTTCAAGAGATATTACTAAAGGTCTTCTTCCATTTTTCCATGCTTGAACAGCCATAAAAAGTGCGAGCCAAGACTTACCAATAGCAGGATAAGCAAGAAGAATGCCAAACTGACCAGGAGTAATGCCTGCTGGAAGATAGTTATCAAACCCCGCAAGACCTGTTTTAATACCATAATTACCTTTTTCATTTAACTCCTTTATGTATTTAAAATGTGCAACAGCATCTTCAATATCTGTAGCATCAACATCTCTAATATCTGCAGTAATTTTTTTTAACTCAGAAGTCTTTCCAATTAAATTATTCAATGCATCGTTTGGCTTATTGTCTTGTAATTGTTTAGCGGTAGACATCAAGACTCCGCTTAAACTATCTTGCAAAAAAGAAGTTCTTAACTCTTCTAAATGATATTTTGTATTTCCTATTTCTCCAACTGGATTAAAGTCTTTAAACTTTTCTACCACCAAAGACATAGATGGCACTACAGAATTTTGTTCGCTGTATTGCTTTATAAAATCCCAAACATCTTTATGAGTTCTAAATAAACTATCTGGATTTGCCTGTAACAAAACATATATTTGCTTATCTTTCAATACGGCTGAAAGAACTTTTGCTTCTAAATCTACAGACATTACTTTAGCCAATCCTTTGCTTGTTGCCTTAAAATCATTCTAACCCTACTATCTTCATCTCTTAAATTTTTAGCCTTATATATTTTATCAGCATTATTTTTAAACCAAAGCCATGATGGTGTTAAAGAAACCTCAAAATAATAATTCATTAACTTATAACACTCATCAACTGTATATGAATCTATTAATGCTTGTGCTGCATACTGCTCAGTATATCTATTTAGTTTATGATCTAAACCTTTTTGTTTTAAACGTTTTTCAAACTCACTAAGAAACTTATGTTTAACCTGATTCTTTGTTAGTTTTTTTTCTTCTGACACTATTCTAATTCTTTCTTAGCCTCGTCTACTTTGGCAATAACTTGTTCTTCAACAAATTTATAAACACGATCCATTGCTAAATCCATTGTTTCACCTTCTCTAAGAAAATCTGTACAACCTAAATCAACTCTTAGACTTTGAAAATTTCCTAAATTAAGTGTATAACCAAGTGTTACCGATACGTTAGTTTTATCTGACATAATCACCACGTTTCCTCTGCCCAGACGGGAATAAATTCTCCGTCTTTAGTTTGTGTATATAACATAATAGCATCTCCTATCAAAGAACGCAAGTCCTTTTCAGTAGGAACATTTTTACCTATTGTTATTTGTCCGTCTTTTCTTGGCCTTCCCACATGAATATTACACATTCCCTCACGAATATTAAACAAATCATCTTCTGAGTAATAAGACATTTTTTGCCACTTTCTTTCACCGTTCAAAGTTGCACCAGTAGGTGGTGGTATCAACTGAGCCTTTATAAGTCTTTCAAACTGAATTCTAGATTTTTTAAAAATTTTAATTGTATTTCCTATTGTAAAAGCCCTTTTTCTGTGCTTTCTAAAGTCAGATAATAGCATAGACTGATCCTTATCTTGAGCATAATTGTATAGATATACTATGTTGCTAGCCCTATTAGAATGAACAACTCTAACTAAATTTTTATTCAAAAAGAATATAGTTCTACTTGCCTCTATATTATGCTGCCATTCTTTTTTGCTCTGGCTTTTTCTAATTTCATTATCCATCTTATTCTCTCATCAAAGGAACTAACATTATGATACATCTCTCTTTGCCCACACTTTAAACAATATAGTTCTATATGATCATAGGATAAAAATACCCTATCAACAAACATTTTACCAGAACACTTTTTACAAGTCAAGGCTTTTTTTATATTCATCTTGAAATTATATCAGACTATGATAAACCTATTGCAATAAGGTTAATTTCTATATTTACAGAACCAGTGCTTCCTGATGGGAATTTTACTATTCCATCTACCCTGTCTCTTGTTACTGATGTTAAAACTACTGTGGCAGCGTTACCACCAGATACTGTGCTTGTAATGTTGGTAATTCCAGCCACTGCGACTGGAACAGAGTTAAAACTTGGATAGAAGAATGAAAAACTTTGTTCTGGGGAGGTAGTAATGTTATTAATAGATATAGACTGAACCTCTCCGTAAAATTTTAAAGAACTGGTGCTAGCCTTTGTTTTATTTATACTAGACTGACTAGCGGTATTTTGTGTTGTTTGAAGATCCCCAATTGCATCTACTATAGAAGACAGCAGGGTTACATCTATTGGTTGACCACGACTAGGTGTGTTTATAGTTGCCATATTGTATCCATTATATCACTATAGGGTTATAATTTCAGTTTCAAACAATTTGTATATATCGTCTTCTGAAGGTGGTATTGGATACGAAGGCATCTGTACCTTTATTTGAACATAGTCGGCTAAAACTGGAACATTGATGATTATACTATTTCCACTGTTTCTTTTAAAAAAAGTGTAGTTTCCAGTTTGATCCCAGTCTATAAATATGTCATGATTTTCTACGTCAGTTAACGGCATAACATCATCCCAAGAAAGTGTTATAGTTTTTTGTCCATAAGTTGTTGTGTTGATATCAAATGTGTATGAAGCACTTGCACTGGCAACTTGACCTGTGCTATCAAGAACAAATATTGGAGACCACTCAGAAATTTCGTTATAGTCTTTTGTTGTTATTCTAAATCTAACTTTATGTTTTCCATCTTGACCAGGGTATGGTAATTTATCTACTGGAATAATAACTCTAGGCATTATGAAACACCAATGCCAAATCTATACTCAATAAAGTTGTTTGTATTCTCTTCTTTTAATACTGGATAACTATCATTTGTTGTTATAAGATTATATCCAACTAAAGAATACAATGGGTTTGTTGCAGTAACATTATCTATTCTTATTCCATCAAATAAGAAAAAGTAATTATTATCTGTTACCCCTAAATTTGACATAGATGAATAAATTTTAATTAAGTTTATATTAGCCCAAGAAAAAGTAGGGTCTGTAGTAAAATCAGATATTTTTTTAGTTAACACTTGATATCTATTTTCTCCTACTGATACCGCATTTGTAAAAAACTCTGCATATGCTTTTGGAGGCTCTGTTTCAATATTTGGTAGATTGTTAACAAACTCTAATAGTATTCTAATATCATCTGGAGTGTCATTTGAATTTGTATACCTTCCCATTATGCTAAATGCTATTTTTATTTCATCATCTGGAAGGTTTTGACTTAGATCAATATTTACATTTGAATTTTGTAGGTATTTAGATCCAGCCTGTGGTACAAAACCTGAGTTTAAGTATGCTGCTGCCCCATTGGCTAGCATTGCTCTATTTAAAAATCTTGGTGGCTCTTGTTTGTTTTTTCTATCAGTGTTGTCAAAAATAGTTGAATCTGAATTTATAAAAACAAACTCTGGAGTACTTGAGTTTACACTTGCTGTTATATTTCCTTGATCGATTGGGATGTTTGGATATGTAACAATTGAAGCACTTACCCCATTTGAGTATGTCCATGATTCTCCTGGAGAAAAAGTTATAAGCATTTTGCTATCATATCTTCCAGCAACAACATTGTTTGCACCAGGAAATAATCCTATTTCTGTAATTTTATATCTTTGATCATTTGGCATCTGTGCTTTAAATACTAATTTTTCATCTTCCCCATCTTTAATAAAACCTCTTGATAATATGGGTACCCTAAAAACTTCAAAGTCTAAAGATTTTTTATCAGAAGAAATAGATGCAGATGCCCCAGTAATTAATGCTTCTGGACCTACCCCAGCAGCAATATGCGTAGCAAAGGTAGGTGCTTGCCCAAGCATGTATTTAGCAATAATCTGCTTTCCGTCATTAGTAATCATTATCGCACCTCTACAATTGTACCATTTGTGTCTATCTCAACCTCAATTAACTCATCAGAGGTTATATTAATTAATTCAATAATAAGTCCTCCACTTTCATCTATGTATATATAACTATCCAACCCTCTATCCTCTAGATACTCATCTCCTGGTATTTTATTTTCAAGTTTAATAGAAAAAGCATTATATAAAGAATCATTAGATTTTTGAAATGATACTAAATTTGAAGCATCATATTCTTTTTTAATTGCTGATAGATTAGAGATTATATTATAGTAAGGGTTAATTCCATCTACAGTATCTTGTCTTGTAAATTTAGTTAATTCTACCGCTCCTAATTTTTCAAATACCAAAAAAGTAATTTCAGAAACATCATTTGTATTTCTATCAAGAGACACAAGATTATCTTTATTTGGAATTTTATTAGATATAGAATCTCCAGTAACAGTCATGCTATCTAAAATATTTGATGGCATTGAAGTATCAGAACTGGTTGTAGCATTAAACTCTTTTGATAATTTTAATTTATAATCCTCTATGTATTTGCCAATATTGCTTAGTTTAGATGCCGCTACCCCAGCCTTATCTTTTAAACTTGCTTGCTTTACCGCTTCTCTTTTAATTACATCAAGTTCTGCCTTACTAATACCTTTTCCAGTTTTGGCTGCTTGAGCAATCATGTTACTAATAAATTTTGATTCTTTAGTATCTAACTTGCCCTTGGTTGAAGATAAGGCAGCATTTACTTCTTTAACAACATTTTTAGTTGTACCAGCACTACCACCTTGTTTACCAGAATTTTTAGGAGCAGAAACTTTGTTTTTAGCCATTTACCTCAACCACCTTTATTATGCTAGAAGGACCCTCTGTAGATCTAGCATACTGTATTTCTGAAACAACAAACTGTTTATCAACATCCACAAATTTATCTCCGCTAGGCATAGTGTAATCTATTGTAACAATATCTCCCAATTGCAAATGAGATGTTGCAAAAACCTCTAACAAAACAATCCTTCTTGGACTTATAGTCTTAGACAAAACCCAGCCAAGCAAATTTTTAGCCTGATCCTCACTTTGAATATACAAAGTATCTAACACAAACTCTTGTTTTCCATACTTAGATCTACTTATCTTTACATCCTGATAAATTTTTTCTTGTTTACCAGGTGACAATATTAAATTATTCAAAATAACTGGATCAGAAAAATTAGATCTATCTTGATAGTAATTATCTGAAGTTAAAATATTAGAAGTATTCTGCGTAAATGTTATTCCTATAATCTGTAAATAATTACCAGATGTCTCATCCAAGACAATCATTTTATCCGTGGCATTAAAAACTAAAAATTCTGCACCATAAGAATCTGCATAGAACCCAGAAGTAACATATGTTTTTTCATTACTAAATATAGGCTTAAGCATCGCTCTAAATGCTGGGTATGCCTTATCATATTTAATATTAAAGTATGCACATTCTCTTAAAATAGTTCCAAACTCATCATAATAAATATCATACTTGGGTGCAGTTTGTGTTTGTATACCACTTAAATATGCTTCTTGAATAAATCCAGATAAAGAATATTTTTTAAGTACATCAGAAGAAGTTATTTGTTTTGCTCCAAAAACTTTTGACACATCTTCTACAATAGTAGTTTTACTTTGAGATTCTTGATTTTTTAAAGCATATATATTTTCAAACATACATTTTGATCTAGACCTAATAAATAATCCCATATTATTATATTTAGGTAATGGACTACCGTCATCAACTGTTGCAATTTGTATACCATTTAAATATAAATAAAATCTACGAGTAGCACCAATGTCTTTATACTCTATAGCCAAATCATATATGGTAGGGTTAGACTCATTTGAAATTCTATCTTGGCCCACAAACTTACCCTCATCTACTAAAATTTTTGATAGCCCACCCCATAATTTAACTGGCATAGCAATTTCTTTATTATCAGAAACACCTCTTGTAACTTTATAAAATAAAATATTATGTAATACAGATGACTCTTCTCCAGTGTCTTTATCTTTTGTATTATAGTTTTCTAGATTATCTGTACTTAATGTACATATTTCAAAGTAGTATCCATTAATATTATCTGAGTCAAGCATTATTGCCATACCCCCAGATCCTCCAGAAAGGGTAACATTTTCTGAACCAAAGGGTGCTGGAACAATGTAATATTCACTAGCATTGGTTGCGGTCTGAGTACTTCTATTTGATTCTTTTCTTCCTATAATTCTCATCCTTGTTCCAAAATGTTTGTAGTCTGAGTCTAAAGTCTTTTTAACTAAACTAATGTTATCTTTTGTTGCGTTACTACTTGGACCATTAAAAACTAACGCTGAAGACTGAACTGTTCCTTTTGAGGTAACTTTCAAAGTTTTTACTATATCATCTGAAGGAATGTTTTCTCTTTGAAAATTTGCAATGACTCCATTAATTAAAGAATTTTTAGCAACCGCTTTTCCTTCTTGCCAAACCTTTTCATTAGCATTTCCTTCTGATGGTCTTGTAATTTTTTCTGTAGGTGTAGTTGTAAACAAATAACTTGAGTCCATCTTATACCCATCAAGATTATTAACATCTGACCAAAAAGATCTTAAACCTGCTGGGTGCTCAACTAACTTAGTCCCAAACTGTGCTCTTCCACTTTTCTTTATTGATCCATTTTTATAAACTGTTGTATATGTTGCACTAGCATTTATAATATCTTCATAATATGGCTCAGTATAAATTCTTATAAGTCCAGTAGGATACATTTTCCCATTAAAAGGTAGTTGACTAAAGTATTCTTGATATTCTATTTCATCAGATATCCATTCAATTCCTACCCCTGGAATTGTATACTGAATAGCATCATACTTTATTATTTCACCATTAGCATACAAATATCCTTGAAGTCTTGGAAGCCAATATACATTCTCTCCGATATCTATAACATTATTTAATATTTGATTATTTTCAACATAAGGTTCTGCTGCTGGAATAGTTAAATTTAACGCTACAGCACCCAGAGTATATGTTCCAGTTTTACTTTTTTCATTAATAGTTTTATAACTTGTTTGAGCAGGAACTTCCCATAATACTACTGGTTGATATCCATAAGTTCTATCCTCGTCTGTATAAATACCTTGCTTAAGTGAAATAGGAACCCTTTGAACATATCTAGTAGTATAGTTTACTCTACCGTCATTTATTACTTTAGTTTGACCATCTTTAATTTCAATAACGTTTGGCAATGTTTCATTACTTTTTTGACCAAGCATTACCATATCAGTTTGTCTTTCTCCTAAGTTTGGCAATAAATATTCTTTACTCATAATAACAAAGTTGTTATACTCATCAAAAAACATTGCTGTCTGGGTTGAAAGAGATAGCCTTTGTAATACATTTGCTACGTTAGCCTCTGGCTCAACAAAAAAATATGGAATAATTGGATCTGTTTTACCACTAATATTTTTAAAAACGTAGTTTCCAAATCCTACGTTGTCTAGTAATGATGCTACAGCAAATGTTAAAGATACATTTTGAAAAAATAATGGAGGGCAAGACTGAGTTTCAAATTTAAAAAATGAATCACGAAGGCTTAAATTAACATCTATTAAACCACTACCACCTTTTGGAAACTCTTCTATGTACATACTTTTTATAGGAATATACTTATCATAATTATTTACATTTTTAACTATCTCATAAAAATCTACTCTTGTATTAGGGTTTAATAAATTAGATATAATACTTCCTTGATTATCTTCCATTAAGTTTTGATCACTAAAAGCAAAATCATGATTCATAATAGTCATAGAACCATTAGAAACAGATATGTTGCCTACTGGAAGCCCTGTGCTATCATTAGACAAACTTTTGGTAATTTCAAAACCCAAAACATAATTAGATATATCAGCAGTCAATCTTGGACTTAATTCTATTAAATCAAAAGTAACATCTGGGGCATACATAGTTTCAACCTTTAATCTTAATCCTTTTAAGAAAACAATATCTCTAAAGATAGCATTCCCGCCATCAATATAAAATAAAGGATTAGTTAATGATTTTACAGTTCCAACCTTTTTTGTATTATCATCTTCAAGTAATTGAAACTTATACTCAACTGCAAAAGTCTTCCATTCATAATCTAACTCATCCCATACCTTTAAATCTCCAGCAGTTGTTGAAGAAGCATTAATAACGTAAGACTCACCAGTTACTGTTCCAAATGGTGGTAGTTGAGTTGAGTCATCCAACATGTCAACAAAATAAAACTGACCCTTATACTTATCTGGTATAGAAATTCCATAAAATAATTCAACATATCCATCCCACTTTACTATATCTGTTCCATCTCTTCTCAAAGAATCTTCATTAAATGTAATTGCATTAACCCAATTATTGTTATTATCTAAATATTCAACAGACCATCTTTTAGGAATACTTGATTTATTCTTATCTCCTAATGGATCGACTATAACCTGACCATCTTGATTTTTTAAATTTGATAAAGATGTTTTTGCAAGATTAGTTTGCATTTTAACTACTATTCTATTACAAGCAACATCTTCTTTATATACTATAAATGGAGACACATCTGTTATTTCATATCCAATAGAATTAGGATCTGTTCTTTTAGATACCCCTCGCTCAATATTATCTTCAAGTCTAAAAGAATTCCAATACTTAAACACATCATTTTTAGATGCTAAATAATATCTTGGTCTTTCTCCAGACTTAACCTCATCTATATATTTTCCCGTATCAAAAAACAATGGCTTATTAATACCTGACCTAGGTCTAAATGAATTAAAACATTGCTTTAAATCGTAATACAAACTTCTATTAACATCTACAGTTGAAAATGCTACAGGATTATCTTCCTCATCCAACAAAGTTTCCGAGGTAATTGTAGACGTAATAGCATCTGTATAATAATCTCCTAAATCTTGTTGATCATAAGATAATGGCAATGTGTTATATATTGTTTGAGTACCTGGCCTATATCTATAATTTCCATAGTTCTCAATATTTTCAAAATCATTCAAATTCCATTCTGCAATAACTAAAGACTCAGTCTTTATAGTATTATTAGTTTCTATATAATTTTTTAAATCTGAATCTGTAAACATTAAACTTCCTCAACTGATAATGATATATTCCAAAAATCAAAATTTGAACCGCCACGCTTTACTATATTAAAACTAAAAGAAGAAAAATAAACTTCAACAATATCATTATATTGATTCAAATGATTATACTCATCATTTTGATCTGCAAACTTATCATGTCTATCATATGACATAAACATATAAAAAGATCCTGGGTGATCTTCATACCACTTTACTATGTCAACACCTCCAGCACCACCATCAACAGTATATTCAGTTAGTCCAGAGGTTGGGTTTCCGTACACATTAAAGTTAGGATCTCCATTATATGATCTAGATGGAAGCATGTCCCAATCCCATGAAATATTAAGTTTATCTGCTATATGATATGAACGCATATTTCCATTAATCATTCTTTTTCTATTTTCAATTCTATTTTGACCCACGGCTATTTCACTTCTATTATGATCAGATAAGATAATAAAGTCAGAACCTTCTGTTCCATTTGGAACTACAAGACCACTACTTAAGATACCAGAGTTATTAGACCATGCTATAGCCTGTGGCCTTGCATAAGCCCATCTATTTTGCATATACGCAGAAGTAGCCATTAGAATCTATTTCTCCTTATTTCTCTTCCCTGAGTCATTTTAATCTTGTTAATTACAACATCTGCAATTTCATTTGGAGACGATGTAGTATTAGGTACATTAACGTTTACACTATAATTATACACTGGTGAAGATATATTAGACACAACATTGTTAGGAGAATTCAATGTTGTTTCTGGCATTGCAAATGATCCAGCACCAGGAAATACATTTCCATTTAAAGCATTTAATAAAGGCATGTTTGCTTGAGCAACAGATTTTCTAACTACGAATTCTCCAGGTGTTAATAATGCTGGGACTTTGTCTGATAGACCCATACCTGGAACAATGCTTCCCATAGCCATTCTTAGGGCTGGAGGAGGCTCTTTAGAGCCACGGTAGACACTTCCACCATATGCAAAGGTCTTAACTTCTCCACCAGTGTTATATGAGCCAAATTTTGCTCCCCAATTTCTTTGGGCAATTGCTTTTGCTATTTCATATTGTGCAAATAGTTTTTTCCTTAAAGACTCAGCAACTCCTACTTGCTCAGCCATTTTTGCAGTTTGTTTAGCAGTTTGCTCTGCTATTTGATCATTAATAAGTTGAACATTTTGTTGTAGTAAATATTTTTCTTCTTCTTTTAAATAAATTTGATCTTGTAATCCAAGTATCTGTTGGTCTCTTTGATACATTCTTTCTTGAATTACATCTATGCTTGCTTCTATCTGCTCTTTAGTCATTAACTGACCATTTACTAATGCACCAATACTTGCTATTTCTTGATCCCTTTGTAACTCCAACGCTACCCTTGCATCTTCTACTTGTGCTGAAGCAAAATTTCCTGTCATTGATGCTGCTGCAGATGCTGCTGCACCAAAATCTCCAGAAACTAGGGCACTAGATAAAGATATCCTATCTTGTGTTTGTTGAGTTATCCTATCGTTAATCTTAGATACTTTATTTAATGATTCAAATCTTAAATTATATTGATCATTAACCTCTTTTTCTTTTTTAGTTATAGACTCTAACGCTCTTTGTCTAACACCAATATCTCTTTGATCTAATTCATTTTTCCTTCTAATAGTAGATATCTGTCTATCAATAGCACTAATTGTTCTATCAATAAATTCTATTTGTTTGTTATATGAGTCTATTGCTACTTGTCTAGGATCTTTATATATATTAGCAAGAACCTTAGACTTGTCTGCTTCGTCATTTAATTTTTTAATCAAATCACCTGATTTTTTAGCAAGCAAAGCCTTTGCCTCTGCGGCACTTAGTGTTGCAGCAATTTCTGGTCTTAGTCCAACAGCAATAAGTTTTTGTGATGCTCCTATTAAAGTATTAGTATCTGCAATTTGATCTTTTATTGCTTTTAATGGATCTTCTCCACTACCACCATCTCCACCGCCCTGCTGCATTCCTGCTCCAGCACTTTCCCCTTCTTTACTTAAAATGTCATATGCTTGAACTAATGCACTCATACCAACATTAGCACCAGACTTTGCCTTTTCAATAATTGCCAATGCAGATGCGACTTGTGGATTTGAAACACCCATAGTTATTATTGCATTTAAATCTAAATCTTCAAACTTATTTCCAGTTGAAAGATAATGCTCTAATAATTGTTTTGCTATAGCATTATCTCCAAGATAAGTAGTAATAACATTCATAGCAACTTCTTTAGTAATATTTTTTTGTTTTGACAAATAATCTAATGCTTCCTGTGATTTAGTTGCTTGAATTGTAAATGATTCTAATTTTTTAGGATCTCCAATTAGTGTTGCAATATCAACATCTGTTTTAAATTTTTCTGGAACAGCAGATAGTCTATCAAGTGCTTCTTGATAATTCTGAATTTCAAAAACAGACTTTCCAAGTATATTACCTAAATCTCCCCCAAGTGTAAAATACTCTTCTATTGTATAAAGTGTAGTTGGATCTAAAGCAAATAAATCTGAAAGTCTTTCTGCTGCAAGATCTGCTTTTTCTAATGATGATAATGCTAAACTTAATTCTGGAGACAAAGTTTCTAATGCAGTTTGTGCTGCTAATCCTTTTTCTGTTTGTGCTGTAGGAAGTGTTTGAGTAACTCCATATCTTTCTACCTGAGTTGTTCCAGAACCACCTCTAGAAACCTTATCTTGAAAACCTCTTATTTTTGCAGCATCTTCTGGAGAAAAGTTTTCTAACTTTGTTTCAAAACTTGTTTTAACTTCATTTCTAAACTCATCTACTGCATTTTTCATTCCCTCTGTATCATTAATAAATTTTTCAGAAAGAGCCGTCATTGCATCTTTTGTTACATTTACAGAATCTAAAGTTATCATTGTTTTCTTATTTATAAATTCACTGTAGGTAATATTTCCGCTTTCTAATTCTAGTTTTAATAAATCTAATTGTTCTTTAGTAATTTCTAATGTTTGAAGTGCTTGAGTGGCAATAGTCTTAGAGAATATAGAGTCTGCTCCACCACCAAACATATTTGCTGACATTTTTTGGAATATATTAGTTTTTGACCATTGCTCTGCAACTATTTTTTCAGTAGCAGCAATATCTAATTTAGGTTTAATTAAAGCATTTACCTGTAATATATTATCTGCTAAGTCTTCACCATTTGGTCCAGCCAGTCTGGATATTTTTGCAGCAATATTAACTCCTATACTTTGATCATTTAATTGAGTTCCTATGTCCATAGCAATTGCTCTTGCTTCTTCTGCAGTAATTGACTTAGTTACTACCCCTCTTAATAATTGATTTAATATAGCATCATTTCTTGATTGTGTACCCCCAGTTTTTGATACTGTTTGAAGATCAGCAAGCATTTGTTTACCAGCATCTCCTTGAAGAAATTGTGTACTAAACTGTTTTGCCTCTTCTGATACTGGTCCGCCAGTAACAAGTTCTGCTCTTCTGCTTGCTAGTTGTTGTTGAACATTTTCTCTTCCAAAACTTTCAGCAAATTTAGACATCTTATCTGAAGATCCATACAATGCTTCTACATATTTTTTACCAGACTCTGAAATTTCCTTACCAGTTTTATTCATAGAGTAAACCAAGGTAGCAACAGAAGCACCTATAGATAACCATGAACCTGCAGCAAGTCCTAAAATTTTAGTTGCCAATAATGCTTTTGCTCCTAACTTGCCAGTTGCAGTTCCTGCTGTTTTTGCTGCCTCTGCAAGTATTTTTGAATTACCAGTTACTTTATTAAACGCTACTGTAGCAAGTTTTGATGCTGCAGTCCAAGCAACAGTACTTGCAACCATTCCACCTATTGGTCCTAATGTGTCATACATAGCCATTGCTGGTACTTGTGATGCTATTCCAGCGACTGCACCTACAGCACCTGCTCCTCTAACCATACCTTTAGGCATTGCACCACCAATTTTAAGTCCTAATGCCTGTACTGCTTGTGGTGTGGTTGATCCAGGATTATTTTTCTTATAATCAATAACTTGTTGTACTTCTCCACCTGTTAAAAAGTATTGCATTCCTTTAACTTTTCCACCAACATTTAATTTTTGTGAGTTAATAGAATGTAACAAACCTAAATTATTTTTTGTTGCTTGTTTATTTACAACAAATTCTCCAGGGGTAAGCATCGCTGGAACAGTATCTGTATTCCCACTACCAGGAACTATATTACCTTTATTAAATGCTTTAATAGGACTAGATACATTTGAACCAGTATATTCATTTCTAGTATAAACATTTGCTCTCATATCAGGATCTACATCTACCCAGTCATATTGACTAGTTCTAGTATTTAGTCCACTGCCTGTATTGTATGAACCCATTCTTTGCATTCTAAGTCTTCCGTTATTATTAAATAGCCAGGCTTCATATGGAACACCACCATCTGGAGAAACTAAATAAATACCATCCTTGTAATTAGGATTTTCAAACACATCTTTCATTCTTGAATTTTTACCAAATATAGGCTTTATATTAGTTCTTGGAGTTGGAACTCTTAAACCAAAAGCACCTAGAGCATCATCAGCATTTAATCCCATTGCCTTTGCTATTCCTTTTGCAATTCCACCCTTGTTAGCAAAGGCCATTCTTCCACCACTACGTCTTAAATCTAAGATTTGTTTAACTTTAGTACCATAAAAAGCCAATCTATTTTGAGAACCTATCTTACCTTCTATTGACTGTTGAATATTTCCATTTTTATCTAATATTTTTTCCCAAATGCCTTGTCTTTTAAGTGGATCAGATGTATCGTGACCATTAGCCTCTAGAAGTATTCTCCATAATTTCTTTCCCTTAGCACCTTCATTTCCATCTAATATTGTTTGTAAATTTATTCCGTTATTTGTTGCGTATTCTTTTATAGCGGCACTTTCTTTAAAAAATTTTACTAAATCTTGAACTCTTGGTGCTCTTTGATTTGAAAAAGTTCTAATCTCACCAGTGAAAGCAGTTAACCTTCCACCATCTACCTTATCAAATTCTTGCATTGCTACATCATACAATGATTCAAACCTTGTACTATTAGATTTAAAATCATCAGTAATCATAGTATCCCCAAGTGCAGATAACTGTTTAAGGAGACTTTCATATGCTTTAGGAAGGGCTTTTTCATAAGATTTGCCATACGCTAGCCTTCCTTTTGGATTATCTGCTGCAACAAAATCTAAGTATCTAGAGAATTGTGCATCTTGATAATCAAAAATATCTAAACCTGTTTTTTGAATTTCTGCAAACAATTGTGATGCTGGAACACCCTGACCACGCATCATATTGTTAGTATCTGCATTAAGTCTAATTACTCTGTTGCTTAATTCTTGTACAGGAATTCCAGTTTTTGAAAAATCAAAATCAGACCAACTTTTAACTTTTACAATTCTTGGTGCAGTAGTATGTGCAGCATTAGGCTTAGATAAACCCATACCTTTAAAGAAATTATTTTTATTTGCATCATCAGTTAGATTTAATTTTACTGCCATGTCTTTTACATGTTGACTTTTCATTCTTTTTTCATTATGTTTATTTTGAAAAGATTGGGCTAACTTACCTAATTCTTGTACTCCCTTTTCATCAATGCCATACTTTGTATATTGATCAAATAATACTTTTAGTTGTTTATAACTTGTCTTTTTTATGTTTCCTTGATGTTTTCCACCAGAAAAATTTAAACCGTATTGTCTAACAAACATGTCATATGTATATTCACCTGGATCTCCATAAAACATCTTTCCTACATTTGCTACCCCGCCACCTTTGTTATATCTTTGTGCATTAATAGCACTTAGTAGCCCAACGTTATTCTTTGTTGCTTCTTTGTTTACAACAAACTCTCCAGGAGTAAGCATCGCTGGGACTGTATCAGTATTACCACTACCAGGAACCATGTTTCCTTGGTTTAATGAAAATACTTTTCCACCTTTATTTCTACGTAATATTCTTTTACTCGCTGGTGCATTTTTTGATAACTCACTTGCAGCAGCACCTGTAGCAAAAAACGTTGACTGAACATTCTTTGCAGCAACTTGTTGTGCAATTAATCTTTGATATGAAAGAGTTAGATTATCTATTGCTAATTTTGCATTATTTGCACTACCAACCTGTCTAAGTAATGCTTCGTTTGCAAACGATGTTGCACTACCTAATTGTCTTGCTGCATTTGCTGCATCAATTTCTGAAAGACTTAAATATTTTCCAGACTCGGTTAAAGATTTAATTGCTGCAAGAGGACCTTTTCGTAGCAAAGTTACTCCAAGCATTGTTATACTTTGACCCATTTTTGCTAATGTTCCTATTAAGTTTGCAAACAAACCAAACATCATAGTTGCTGCTGGAATCAATAATCCAGTAATAACAGTTGCTAAGGCTGCAAAATTTTTAACACCTTCTGGTAATCTATTAAACCATTCAACTATTTTAGTTAAAAAATTAACTATAGGAATAGCCATCTTAGTAAACAACTCTCCTATAGGTGCTATTGCTAATTTTAATTTTTCTATTGCTGAAACTAATTGAACACTAAATGCTTGTTCTACTACCTTTAATTCTTTTTCAGCACTGGATGCTAGTTGCTCTGTTGTATATCCCATGGTTGCAATAACCTGTTGTGCTTGAGATCCATCTCTAATAATGTTTTCAAACAAAGCACCAAGTCTTGCATATTGGTATTTACCAAATAGTGTTTCTAAAACTTGTTGTTGTTGAAACTCACCTAATGTTTCAAGTGCTTTAGAAAATGTTGTAACAATTCCCATCAAGTCACCTTGGTTTTGCTGAACTATTGCATTTATATTTATTCCTAAATCCCCAAGTTGTTTAGTTGCTTCTTTACTTGGGTTAATTAAAGATCCAAGACCTGATTTAAGAGCGTTAGAGCCTTGCTCTGCCGACACTCCACCTTCTTGCATTGCTGCTAAAAATACTGTTAAATCTTTTACATCTCCACCAAGTCCTTTAATTACTGGTGCCACACGAGGAATAGCAGATGCTATATCCTGTAAACTAACAACTGTTTGGTTTTCAACCATGTTTAAAAAGTTAATAGTGTCTGCTAATTCTTGACCAGATAATCTAAAAGCACTTTGTAGTGCGATTGTTGTTTCAAGTGCAGAGTTTTGATCCATTTGACCAAGGGTTGCTAATCTAGTAGATTCTCTTACAGCGTCTGTTAACTCACCATTTCTTCTACCTGCTGCTGCTGCTTGTGCTGCTAGCGACATAGTATCTTTTGCTGCTATACCATATTTTGTAAATTCTTTAGATAATCCTTCTACTGCTTTTAAATTACTTTCTAATTCCATTGGAGTTGTAAATATATCTCCATATACCTTTTTAAATGCTACCGCTTGCATTTCTAAATCTCTAAATACTCTTCCTGCAGTTGCACCAAATATAGTTAAAGGAACTGTAAAACCAACCATAAGTTGTCTACCAGCCCACTGTACGTTTTTACCAAAATTAATTAATTGAGTTGTACCTTGTCTAAACATAGAACCAAGGATTTGTGTTCTTTGAGATGCTATAGAGAGTTCTGAAGAAAATGCTGTTAAAGGTCTTATTGCAAGTGCATCCTGCATACCTTTTGATGCTTTGCCAGTTGCAATAAACTGAGTTTGCATTGTACGTGCACGTTCTGATGCCAAGGCAAATGTCTCTGCAGCAATTGCACTTCTTTTATTAAAGGCTGCACTAAAAAATTGACCTAATGTTGCTTGACCTTTTCTTAGTGTTGAATCAAGAGCATTAGCAGAAGTTTGCATTCTAACAACTTCAGCACGAAACGTTCCAGTTCTATTTACAGCATCAGCAAGGCTATCTGCAAATGCTCTAGATGCTTGATTTTGTATCTTTTGACTTTTATTAAGAGTAAGATTAAAAGCATTTATTTGTTGCTGTAATTTTCTAAGTTCAGCAGCAGCACCACTGGTATTAATATCAACATCAATACTAGTTTTAATAATCTCTGCCACTAATCAATCACCTCGTAGTCTAAGCCCTCACCAATTCCAAAACCAGCCCTTTTTGCAGCCGCTCCACTTAACGACACTATATCGTTAGGGTTTTTTGTTTTGCCCTTGCTAAAAGCCTTGGCCTTTATTTTTTCCCAAGCCTCTTGACCTTCGGACGAATTATTTTTATCTATATCAACACCCTGTATTGCAGCAAAGAATTTTTTGTTCTCGTACTGCTCTTTACTGTGTGATCCTAGTATTGCTACTAGTTCTGGTATCGATATGTTTTCTTCTAGTTCTTCGTAATTTTTCCAAAGACCTAAAAGAAATACTTTAGATTCCAACTCGGCTAGATCTAGTTCGTCCCAACTAGAGCCGCCGCTAGTGCGTTTGGGTCGTTCAACTTAATCCCAGCAGCCACTTCAATTATTTTATATACAGTAGGCAAATCAATAACATCTTCTAATTTAGCCTTATCTGCTAATTCTGGTTTGTACTGCTTCATTGCTATAACTGCACAATCTAACAGTAAATCCATTGATTTAATGTTATCTTCTGATATTGTTTCATCAGAAATCTTTTGAAACTCTTTCATAAAATCCCTTAAAATTTTGATTTTAAGCGGTCTCATTTCTACCTTAGTTCCATCTTGTAGTTCAATTTCTACAACTTCGTAAACACTTGTTGCCATTTATCCTCCTATGGATATAATAAAATTATAGCACAAAACCCACCCCCAAAGGGAGTGGGCTAAGTGTTTATGAATTTATCTTAAACGGTACGATCAACAATTTTTCCGTAAGATCCGTTTGCTGCTGAGAGCAATCGGAATGTTACTTCGAACATTGATGGTGCATCACGTTTTGCTGAAACTGTTACATTTTCAATTGAAAGTGCACGGTTTGCAACATAGATACGTTCTTTAGTTGTGTTTGGGTCACCAGTTCCTGGACCAACTGCAGCGATTGCTCGCTCCAATGGTACGTCTCCGATATCTCCAGACAATAACTCAAGTGTTTGACCATTAGATGTAGTTGAGTTGCCTGTTAGGTCAGCATCATCTCCTGCAATTGCAGTTACAAGGTTTTCCAAAGTTGCTTCACCAAATGCGGTGACTAAACTTACGGTCATTCCTTGCTTGTACAAACGAGCAACGTCTAGTAACTGATCAACTTGAACTTCACCAAAGTCTGGTTGGAATTGCATTTCCAAACCATTCATTGTGTAGCCTACGTTTGACCAATATGCTGCGTCTCCTGCTCCGCCTGATAAAGTTTCTTTGAAACTTGTACCTTGTACGAATGCTGGAAGTCCGTTTGCACTTGCTGCGGCTGCAGAAAATTTGTATGCGGAAAGTGCTTCATAATATTCTAATGAATAGTCTCCGATAAAAAGTGCTGCGGCACCTACGATAATCTGTTTTGAATCTCCACGAGTATAAGCCATGTTTTTTTCCTCCTCTAGTTTTTAATAGTGGGGGCGTTCCTCAGTACAATTATATATCTTGTTTATGCAAACTTACTATTTATTGGCAGCATATGATAGTCTGCTTTTATGATAATATCTTGAGAGAATATAGTTCTTTGATCATCTAGGGTAGTAGCGTCTTTTAAGTATGTTGTTTGATAAGCATTTACACAATGAAGCATAATTCTATGATTACCCCCATAATATTGCCTCATAAAGCCATTAATGTCTGAGGCAGCCTCATCTTCCCTATCTATAATTTCTACCAGCCTATTAGTAATAATCCTTGTTACAGCATAGTCATTTGTT